TGGGCTGGCCGCAGCCGGGCCAGCCGGGCTTCCTGGTGGTCCTCGGGGAAAATATCATCAGCAATGAAGCCCTCAAGGGCCGGCCGCTGGAGGTCCTGGCCGAGCGCCAGGACGACAGCCTGGAGGGCCTGCACCGGGGCTGCCTCGAGCTCCGGCATTTATGGGCGGCGGACCGCTGGCTGGCGGACCTGCATCAGGAGGCGGCGCTGCGGATCTTCAAGCAGCTGAACCGGGAGCTGGCCGAAGGGAAGCGCCTGTGGCTGAGCCCGGCGCCCTACAGCGAGCCGGGGGGAGCGCTGCTCACCCTGTACCAGCTGCTGGCGGCGGTGAGCCATAAGAACCGCAAGCTGTTGAAGTTCGGGGAAGGCAGCAGCCTGGCGGCGGCCATCGGGGCCTTGAATCCGGAGGAGATGCGGCAGCCGGCGAGCCGGTATCCGGCGGCGGCCGCCCTGGGCTATGCGGTGGCCGAGATGGTGCTGCGCGAGCCGATGAGTTTTAACCGCAAGGGGCCGCAGGTGCAATACGACCGCGTGCCGGCCAATTGGAGGTAGGAAAATGCAGGGATCAGGGGCCAGGGGTCAGGGATTAGAAAGGCCAAAAGAGCCGCAGAAAGCCTTGGCGGCCTAAAGGGGGAAGCATGGGATTTCTCTTCCCGTCACAGCCGTCGTACACGCCGCCGCCGCCGCCGGCCCCGGCGCCGCCGCCGCCCACGGACAATTCCGCCGAGGTCCAGGCGGCCGAGCAGCGCCAGGCCGAGGCCATGCGGCTGGCCCGGGGCCGGGCCTCCACCATCCTGAGCAGCGATGAGACCAACCGGACGGCGGCCCCGGTGCAGCGCCGGATCCTGCTGGGGGAATGAGGGCATGAGCAGAATCACCGAGATCAAGCAGCGCTTGACGGAGTTGGAGAACCGGCGGTTCGTCTACGAGCAGCACTGCCAGGAGATCATCGACAACATCGCCCCCTGCCGCCAGAATTTCCGCAACATGACCCCGGTCGGGGCCAAGAAAATGCAGAATATCTACGACGGCTCGCCGGAGCACTGCTGGCGGATGTTCGCCAACGGCATGGCCTCGTGGATGGTGAATGAGGCCCTGAAGTGGTTCAAGGTGAAGCCGGAGGACGAGGACCTGGAGCGCAGCCGCGAGGTGAAGGGCTGGCTGGAGTACGTCGAGCGACTGTTCTATTTCGTCTTCGCCAAGAGCAATTTCTACGCCGCCGACCATGAGGCCTACCTGGATGAAGGGGCCTTCGGGATGTCCTGCGGCTTCATCGGCGAGCACCCGAAGTGGCGGGTCTATTTCGAGACCCTGAACCTGGGGCAGTGTTTCGTGGCCGAGGATCAGTACGGCCAGCGGGACACCCTGTACCGCCAGTTCGACTGGCCGGCCCGGAAGCTGGTGCAGAAGTTCGGGCTGGAGCGGGTGAGCCCCAAGGTGCAAGGCTACCTGGAGACCAACAAGCCGGATACCATGGTGACAGTGGTCCACGCGGTGCAGCCCCGGGCCGACCGGATTTATGGCCAGCGGGACAGCCGCAACCTGCCCTATGAGTCGCTTTATCTCGAGAAGGACAACGACCACCTGTTGGAAGAGGGCGGCTTCCGGGAATTCCCCTACTGGGTGAGCCGGCACAGCGTCGCTTTCGGCGAGGTCTACGGCCGGGGGCCGGGGGCCACGGCCCTGCCGTTCGCCAAGGAATTGCACCAGAAGAAGAGCGACACCCTGCTGGCCGGGGAGCGGCGGCTGTTTCCGGCCCTGCTGCTGCCCAATGACGGCTATATCGCCATGCCCATCAAACTGACCCGGAACGGCATCAACTTCATCAACGCCGAGGGGTCGATGCAGGACCGGATCGGCAAGTTTCCCGGCCCGGAAGGGCCGCTGTACGAGATCGCCGAGATCCAGGACAGCCGGGAGCAGATCAGCCTGATTTTCCACAACGATCTCTTCCTGATGGCGATGCAGAAGGAGATGACCGCCACCGAGTTCATGCAGCTGGTGCAGGAAAAGATGCGGCTGCTGGGGCCGTACGTCGGCCGGCTGACCACGGAGCGCTACAACCCGATCTTCGACCGGGTGTTCAACATCCTCTGGGACCAGGGGCTGATCCCGGAGCCGCCGCCGGAACTGCGGCAGGCGGGCGGCGGCCTGAAGGTGCTGTACGATTCGCCCCTGGCCAAGTCGCAGCGGGCCAGCGAGGCCCAGGGCATCCAGGAGGTCACCGGCTACGCCGGCAACGTGGCCCAGATTTATCCGCCCATCCTGGATATCTACGATTTCGACGAGATGGGCCGGGAATTTGCCGAGATCAAGGGCCTGTCCATGAAGCTGGTGAAAGACGCCAAGCAGGTGGAAGCCATCCGCCAGGCGCGGGCGGAGCAGGCCCGGCAGCAGCAAATGGCGGCGGCGGCCCTGGAGGCGGCCAAGGCGATGCCGGCCCTGAACCAGGGGCCGGAGCCGGGCTCGCCCATGGCGCAGATCAACCAGGGGATGCAGCGGGGCGCGGGGCTGGTGCAATGAGCAACCTGGAGATTTGTCAAGCGGCCATCGGCAAGGGCAAAATGCCGCCCTTCGAGAACTGGTGCAAGCTGAACGAGGCCGGGCGGCAGTACCTGCTGCTGGCGGCGCTGCTGAAAGAGAAGGCCAGAAAGGCGAAAAATGAGCCGGCGTGAGGACCCCAGGAGGCCAGAAATTGAGCAGGCGAAGAAGACCGAAGCCGAACTGCGGCTGGCCTACCAGACGGTGTTCCGGGGGCCTTACGGAGAGCTGGTGCTGAACGATCTCCTGGCGCAGACCGGGTTTTTCGCCCAGGTGGGCACCAATGACCCGGTAGCCCTCGGCAAGTTTATGGGGATGCGGGAAGTCGGCCGCTACGTGCTGGAAAAAATGGAGGCCATTGGCGCCAGGCAGGGCCGGGTCAATTTCAAATAGGAGTTTTTATGGACGAGCAAGGCGCAGCCGGACCGGGCGTAGTGGAAGGGGTCAATGGCAACTACGTCTTTGTCCCGGAGGGACAGAGTCCGGGAGGGGAGGATTTTCATCATTATATCCCGGAGGCGGAGCGGGAGAACGAGTACTGGGCCAGCATCCCCGACCTCGCCACCCTGGTGAAGAACCATGCCAACGCCCGGGAACTGATCGGCCGCAAGGGCGTGATCCTGCCCCAGGAGAACGACCCGCCGGAGAAGGTGGCGGAGTTCTACAAGGCCCTGGGGCGGCCGGACAGCCCGGAGGGCTACGCCCTGGAGCTGCCCCAGGAATTTCCGCCGGAGATGGTCTCGCCGGAACTCCTCAAAGGTTTCGGTAATTGGGCTCACGAGGCCGGCTTGAATCCCGGCCAGGCCAAAGGGATCTTCGGGAAGTACCTGAAGGCGGCCGGCGAATTCTTCGCCAAGCAGAATCAGGCCATCGAAACGGCCAGGGTCAAGACCGAAAAGGACCTGCGCACCGAATGGGGCGACCAGTACGAGGCCAACCTGGACCGGGCCAATGGGGTGATCCGGCAATTCGGCGACCAGTTCGTCAAGGAATCCCTGGCCCGCAAAGACCCGGTCTGGAATGATCCGGCCCTGATTCGCTTCCTGGCGAAGATCGGCCAGGGCATGGCCGAACACGGGCTGTACGGCCGGGACGACGCCGCGGCACAGAACCTGGAGGCCCGGCTGAAGGAGATCCAGATGAACCCGGTGTATTGGGACAAAAAGCACGCCGGCACCCCGGAGCATCAGGCCCTGGTGAAGGAAGCCAGCGAGCTGTACGCCAAGCTGCACCCGAACCAGGCAGCCGAATAAAGGACGGGGCGCCGGGACAACCTGAAAAAGGCCCCGGCGCCCGGCACCAAGCAAGACCACCACGGACAACCTCATTTCGAGGTCCGGTAAATGAGCAGTTAAGCATTACCGGTCCCGCCTTCGAGCGGACAAGCCGAGAAAGGCACAGGCCAGGCCTGCGCTACCAATTTTTCGGAGGTTCGCTCACATGCCCGATCAAATCACCACGGCAATGCAACAGCAGTTTGCCGATAATTTCCGCCTCGTCGCCCAGCAACTGGAGACCGAGATCCGCTCCTGGGTGACGGTGGAAACCGACATCAAACTCAAGAAGTACATGGACTATGTCGGGGTAGCCGGGGAGCCGGAGCAGCAGGTGGCCCTGGTGCAGGACCTGAACCTGGATGAAATGCCCCATTCCCGCCGGGTGGTGATCGCCTACCCCTACGTCAAGGGGGTGCCGGTGCCCAAGGCGGCAGTGGCCCGGGTGATCGCCGATCCGACCAATCCGTACATGCTGGCGCTGAAGGCCACCTTCGAGCGTTTCCTGCAGAAGACGGCCTTCCTGGCGGCCATCGGCACCTCGATCACCGCGGCCACGGACCTGCTGACCGAGAGCACCATCGCCCTGGCCGATTATCCCACCGAAGGGGCCAACCAGCAGAAGATCGTGGAGAGCGACACGGTGGGGATGACGGCCAGCAAGCTGATCCTGGCCCTGGAGCGCTTCAACCTGAACGAGCGGGCCAATTCGGAGAAGGTCCTGTGGCTCGGCCCCAAGCAGGTCACCAACCTGCTGGAAGACCCGGACGTCACCGGGCCGGACGAGGAGGCCCTGCGGCTGCTGCGCACCGGCAAGGTGCAGAACGAGATGTTCTGGGGCTTCCAGACCCGGATGGCCAACAACCTGCCCAAGACCGACAATATCCGCTCCTGCATGGCCTGGTGCAAAGAGGGCGTGGGGCTGGGCCTGAACCAGGAATATGAGGGCGAGATTCAGCCCCGCTACGACAAGATCAACCTGAAGCAGCTGGTGGGCACCATGGATTTCGGCTGCACCCGGCTGGCGGAGACCGACGTCTTCGAGATCCAGTGCTACGAGGCCACCTAAAAGGACGGGCGGGAAGCCTGAGCTACCAACGAAGGGAGGAAAAGACCCATGAGCGAAGTTAACAGCGTAGCGGCGGCCCTGGTGGCCAGCGGGCGCTTTGTGAACCGCAACACCTTCATGCAGCCGGTGAAGGCGGTGTTCGATGAATATGAGGCCGCAGCCCTGGCGAGCGGCTCCAGCATCACCAGCTTTACGCCGCCCAAGGGGGCCAGGTGGGCCGGGCTGGGCCAGCTGGCCTGGGACGACATGGCCGGGGCGGCGGCGACCGTCGCGGTGGGCATTGCCGGGGACACCGATAAGTTCCTGGCGGCCACGGATGTGCAGAGCGCCGCGGACAAGGCCGACTTGGACGCCGGCGCCGAGGCTATCGACGCCCTGGGCTACGAGTTCGACGGCGAGACGCCCATCATCCTGACCACCGGCGGCGGCAACGCCATCACCGGGACCCTGAAGTGGGTGATGCTGTTCCTGATGAACAGCTAAAGCAAATAAAACCTAAAACCGGGCCGGGGCGGCAAATCCCCCTCAATCCCTCTTTGGCAAAGGGGGAAGAGCCACCCCGCCAGAAAAGGAGAGAGACATGGCTGATCTGGCGGCCGCGGACGTAACCGTAACCATTCGGGACAAGGTGCGCAAGATTGACAAATTCGGCAAGGTGGCCAAGGTGACCATCGCCTTCGGCGACGGCGCCTTGCTCTACCCCGCCAACGGGGTGCCGCTGCCGGCC